ACGGAGCCTTTACAATAAACGAAGTTAAAGTAGCGTTTAAGCAAATGGTAGCCAATGACTTTATAGACCACTACCAGAACTTCAGCCCTGCATACTTTAGTCAGGTAATGGATAGATACAAGAAAAAAGCAAACGAAGTTAGAAAAATGATGCCACAAGAACGAGTTGAAGCAATACCGCACTTAACCGATTTAGAGATAATTGATTACAGTTATCAAGAATACAAATTGTTGGAAAACCGAACTTTTGACAGGTTGTTTAACCCACTAAGCGTATTTACAAAGCTTAATAGTTCAGGAATTAAGGTATGGACAAAAGAAGATGGCGCACTTGCTAAAAAGAAACTAATGGAGATTATTACCTACAAGGCTAATAAAATGGATATCATAAGCGCAAAGCAATACCGAGACGAATGGACTGATAGTTGGCTAAAGAACCAGGCTCGAGCCGTAGCCGTAGCTTTATTTTTTGATTTGCAAATTGCTAATAATAAAACTTCATTCAAATGACACACGGCAGTTTATTTAGCGGAATAGGTGGCTTTGATCTAGCAGCAGAATGGTGCGGTTGGGAAAACGTATTTCATTGCGAATGGAACACCTTTGGACAAAAAGTTTTAAAACATCACTTCCCAAATTCAATAAGTTACAATGACATCACAAAAACAGATTTCACTATTCACAGAGGAGCAATCGACATCATTAGTGGTGGCTTCCCTTGCCAACCCTACTCAAGTGCAGGAAAGCGACTTGGCAAAGAAGATGAGAGACACCTCTGGCCAGAGATGCTTAGAGCAATTCGGGAAATTCAACCAAGTTGGGTTGTGGGCGAGAACGTTCGCGGACTTACTAATTGGAACGGGGGATTGGTATTCGACGAGGTGCAAACTGAGTTGGAAGCTGAAGGCTACGAAGTCCTGCCGTTTTTACTTCCAGCTTGTTCCGTCGGTGCGCCACACCGAAGAGACCGGATATGGTTTATTGCCTACTCCAACTGCAATAGATTGCACAGATGCAACAGTGAAAATGAAGTCAGATCAATTAACAATAGGCTCGATGCACTCGGTAACTTTAACGAGGGCTTTAGCAATGGGTATGCTACCAACTCCAAGAACATCGGACAAAAATATGCATTGGAAAACGGAGAATTGGAAAGGAGACGATTTGGGCAGTTGTATAAACGAAATGTATGGAACACGTTCCCATCTGTCTCCGCTATTTGTGGAGGAGATGATGGGCTTCCCAAAGAATTGGACAACATTACCTTTTCTAAATGGAGACAAGAAAGTTTAAAAGCCTACGGTAATGCAATAGTTCCTCAGGTAGCTTATCAAATTTTTAAAAGTATTTGTCAATATCAAGAACTTTAGTATAGTTTTGTAATATGACCGCAAACGAATTAACCAAAGAAGCTATTAAAACCCTAAACAAAAACGGGTGCTTTGTATGGCGTAACAATAACCTTGCGGTTAGAGGTCGCACATTCATAGGACTTAAAGGAGTTCCAGATGTTGTAGGCTTCCACACACAAAGCGGAGTAGCGGTTTACTGTGAAACAAAAGCAATAGGCGATAAGTTAAGTACCTACCAAATAGCTTTTTTAAACTTAGCAAAAATGGCAAATTGTTTCTGCTACATAGCAACCGAAGATAACGGCAAACTAACCCTAAAAGAATATGAACAAGAATAGTATCATATTAGAACTTTGGGAAAGCCGAGAACTTAAGGAAGCAATAGATAAAATGCAGCCTGAAGATTTACGAGACGATTTAAGAAGCGAACTATTTAAGGTGCTATGCGAAATGGAAGAAGAGCGTTTAATTGATATGCGCACACGCAACGTATTAAAGTTCTACTTGGTAAGGACAATGATTAATATGATGCAAAGTAACACGAGCCAATTTTATAGAACATACCGCAAACCTTTAGAAGTAGAATTAATTGTACACGATAGAGACGAGGACTTACTTAACAAAGTAGAAGACGAACTATCCAAGATGCACTGGTATAAAGCAGAACTTTTAAGAGTGTATGCTATTAAGCACAACTGCAACGCTAAAGAACTTAGCAGGGTTACAGGTATACCTTATATGTCAATACATAGGGAACTTAAACTAACTAAACGAGAACTTAAAAAACAATTACGCAAATGATAATTATAGCAGCGATATGCTTTGCAATTTTCTTTGTAGAGATACACCAATTCCATAGGAAGTGGAAATTAGATTTTAAGCCTTTTAGTTGCACGAGTTGTTTATCAGCTTGGACAGGATTGGCTTTATATTTACTACCTGCAATATGTACTGATGTTATTGCGTTTGTATTTATACCAGGAGTAGCAGCACCTTTACTTTCAAAACTAATGTGGAACTTATGGAAATAGAACACCGCAACTTTTTAGATCAACACGTTGGTAATTGGCATACAGTACAAAATGGTTATGTGCGTAACATCGATTTGGACATCTTAAAAATGTACGAGCATATTTATCGCAAGTATATGAGTGCAGATTTTATCTTAACAGTATGGTGCGGTAATTGTATCTTCGATATGATTAAACGCCTTTACACTTGGTACGAAGAGCAACCTAAACCCAAAAATAAAAAAAAGAATGGCTAATTTTATCCACCCTACCGCTATCATTGGCGATAACGTAATTATTGGAGACGGCAACTATATTGGTGCTTATTGTATAATTGGCGACAAAGCCGAGCATAAAAAGTTTTGGCAAAAAGAAAAAGGCAAAGTTTACATTGGCGATAACAATATTATTACAGGACTTGTAACAATAGACGCAGGTACGGAGATTGACACCTTTATTGGTAATAATTGTTTCATAATGAAACACGCACACATTGGACACGACTGCACAATTTTAGATAATGTTACAATAAGCTGCGGTGCAAAAATAGGTGGGCATTCAATTATTGACAAAGGAGCTAACATAGGACTTAACGCAGTTCTACATCAATTTGCAAACGTAGGAGAAAATTGTATGATTGGTGCAAGTGCTTTTGTAAAAGGAGATGCAAAACCAAATACTAAATACGCAGGAGTTCCTGCACGAGAAATCGGCTCAAACATAAGATAATGAATGCAATAGTATACTTAAACTATAAAGATAGAAACATTAATACATTGTTTGAGAATATCAAAAATGCGGGTAAGCATATTGATATAGTTACTATCATTAATGAAGAAGGTATAGCATTTGCAACTAATAAAGGCTTAAGGAATTTAAACTTTGATTATATAGATTATGTAACTATTATGGGTAATGATATATTAGAACCTGATAATTGGTTGCAAATAAGAAATGACTTTTTACAAGACAAAACTATTGGTATTTGTTCTATTCCTTTACATAGTACAGGTAATGACACGGCTGATTTAATTGGTAACTTCACTATCACAAAAGAAACTATAAAAAGAGTTGGCGCATTCAATCAAGAACTTGACCCATACGGAGCAATAGATTTAGATTATTGTACGAGATGCAGAGCAGCAGGTTTGCATACAAAATTCATTAAAGAATATACTGCTAATCATATTGAGCAAAATAGCATTGATGCTTATGGTTATAATAAAAATGAATTAGTACAAAAGACCTGGAGTTTGCATAGCAACAATGTATCTGCTTATACAAATGGGAATAAAACATATTATATAAACTTATGAAAATACTTTGTATAACTTCAGCCAATTCGGGTGTAGGACTGCACCGAATAATGATGCCTATTGTTTATATGGAAAAAGAGTACGCACTTATTACCGATGTATTGAATGACGAACTACTTGAGCAGGGTTGGGATATTGTGCTAATGAATAGAATGCTAAACGAAATAAACGCAAAGCAAATGGACACTTGGCGCACCAAGTACGGCTTTAAGTTAGTAGTAGACAATGACGATTACTGGGAACTTAGCGAAAGCCATTTGTTATATTCAAGATATAAGTTTAATAACATACCTAAACTAATTACCGATTACTTAGAAGTTGCAGACCTTTGCACTTGCACACACGAAAGGTTAGCAAGTGAGATAAGTCCTTACAATAAGAACGTTCACATCTTACCAAACGCATTACCTTACGGGCAAGAGCAGTTCCAGGATAACAAGACCGAAGATTACAAGGTTAGATTATTTTGGAGCGGTAGCGGAACGCACGAAAGAGATTTAGAAATACTTAGGCAGCCGTTCAAAAGGCTACAAGGTATGAACATAAGAACTGTTATTGCAGGTTACAATGACGGAGAAAAACCTATATGGGATAAAATGATTGATGCGTTCACTTGCGGACTAAAGCTAAACCCTACAATCTATAACTATGCAAAGGTTACGGAATATATGGGTGCTTACACTGATAGCGATATTTCAGTTATTCCATTGGTAGATAACAAGTTTAATTCAATGAAGTCAAATTTAAAAGTATTAGAAACGGCTGCTAAAAAGAACCCTGCCATAGTTAGCCATGTCAATCCTTACTTAGATATGCCAGTGCATTACGTTAAAAGCCAAAAGGATTGGTACAAACATATAAAAGATTTAATAAGCGATGCGGATATGCGAAAGGAAAGCGGACAAAAGTTATTTGAGTTCTGCCAAAAGAAGTATAACTTTGACGAGATAAATTTAGACCGAAAGTATATTTATAGTAAACTATGCCAGTAATATTAGCAAAAATATTTTATCACACAAAGGTAGACAAGTCAGGCAGATTAAGGTCTGTTGGTACTTATGCTTGTGATAAATGTAGCATAGAGTGTACACAAAGAGCAGAGGAAATAAGAAGGAGAGGTGCTTTATGTAAAAAGTGTAAACTAACACAAAATTTTACAAACGAGTTTAGTAATAAAAATTTAGAACTTACTTGTGCAAATGTATTAAAAAGCAGGTTAAATAAGAGATACTTAAAAAGAGGCTTAACTTGCACATTGTCAGGAGAAGAGATACTTAAATTAGTTAAAGATAAATGCCATTATTGTGGCACAGAACATAGCAATAATATGCTCTATAATCAACCTAATTTTAAGTATAACTTTATCTATAATGGTATTGACAGAATAGATAGTTCAAAAGGATATATTCAAGGGAATGTAGTTACTTGTTGCAAAACTTGTAATGTAGCAAAAATGGATATGGACTATAAAGAATTTATTAACCACATCACAAAAATATATAATCACATAAGAAATGCCAATATATAAATGCGCCTCTAATGGCAAATATCGGATTGGAAACGGGTCTTGCATCTACGAAACCGAGGAAAAGGCAATGCAAGTTTGGAAGGCTATCCTTGCAGGTGGCAAGTTCGCAGATAGCTATACCGATTACCCTGAAAGTGCAACTAACAACGCAAAACGTGCTTTAGAATGGGCAGATAAAAATGGTTGGGGTTCTTGCGGAGAAGCAACAGGAAAAGCAAGAGCAAATCAATTAGCAAATCGTGAGCCGATTAGTAGAGATACGATTGCCCGTATGGCTTCCTTTAAAAGACATCAACAACATAAAGACGTTCCTTATAGTGAAGGTTGTGGTGGGTTAATGTGGGATGCTTGGGGCGGTACAAGTGGAGTTGAATGGGCAATTAATAAACTAAAAGAAATAGACAATAAATAATTTGCATACTTAAATTTTTTAATTATTAATCAACGGAAAATTTAATGGGGAAAGTATGCAAAAACACACACAAATATATTTGCAGGGAATGGGGTATAAAAAAACGGACTTCATTCCTTGCGAAGTGTGTGGCTCACAAGCGGTAGACATACATCATATTGAGGCGAGAGGTATGGGTGGAAGCAAAGACAAAGACACGATTGAAAACCTAATGGGACTTTGTAGGAAGTGCCACATAGAATACGGAGACAAAAAACAATATAAAGAGTTCCTAAAAGACATACACGCAAAGAATTATGGCAAAGATTAAAGAGAACAATAACAAAGTTAGCTTTGGCAAACGCAAAAGAGGTTCTGCAAAGAAGTCCTTTAATAAGCACACGCCAAGAGAAAAAGCTTATAGAGGTCAAGGACGATGAGAAAACTAAACGCTATATGGCTACTCTTAACCCACAAAGCTTACTTCCTTGCGGTATGTAAGACGGGTAAAAACGGAGACGATATGACTACCATAGGACATTACACCTACGCAATGGCAGAAACATTAATTAACAAGCATATAGCAGACGTAGATACTTACTTAGATCAAGAAGATGCAATAGACGAAGCAAACGACATAATTAACGGCATACTATGATTTTACTATCAAGCCAAGTAGAGAGCATAGCCTCACGCAAAGACAAAACAATCAAGCTAACTTTAGCAACCCAGGAACTAAGTCCTAAAGATGCAGCTTCTTTGTTTCAGCTTAACCAACAGTTTTGCTACTTAGCAATTAAAGAAGAGCCGTTTAGTAAAGAAGAGCAAGACGTAATAGAAAACCTAAAGGCAGACCCAGATACGTTTAAAACACCGAGCCAAAGATTAAGGGGCATCTTATACAAGACATACGAACAAGACAACGAAGGCTACAAAGATTTTAACACATATTACCTTTCCGTAATGGATAGGATATGCCAACATTATAAAAACAAGATAGATGGGTAGGTTTAAACTTATAGAGACACCAGAACTAATGCTTCAACACTTTAACGAGTACGCAGAATACTGCAAAAGCAATCCAATCAAGGTACACGATTTCGTAGGTAAAGACGGAGACGAAGTTTACAGATTAAGAGAAAGACCTTTGACAATAGAAGGCTTTGAGAACTTTTGCGCAGACAAAGGAATTATTGGAGATTTAAGCCATTATTTTGCTAATACAAATAATGCTTACGCAGATTTTTTAACCATCTGTTCGCATATTAGGAGAAAAATAAGGCAAGACCAAATCGAAGGCGGAATGGCAGGGGTTTATAATCCAAGCATAACTCAGCGATTAAATAGTTTAGTAGAGAAGTCAGAAAACAAGCACGAAGTAAGCGAAATCAAAATAACTTACGATAAGTAATGCAAACAATAGGTCTAAGCTTACATAAACCACACCCTGCGCAAAAGCAAGTAATCGACTGCGAAAGTAGATTTATTGTAATGATGGCAGGGAGAAGATTTGGTAAGTCATTGATTAGCCAAACGATAAGCATAGAAACTGCGGTTAATAAAAAGCGTGTAGCTTACATTACACCTACTTACCAATTAGGTAAGATATTCTTTAAGGAAATAGTTGATCTATTACCATTGGAGATATACTCTAAAAACGAAAGCGACTTAGTTATTACTTTCATAACGGGCGGAAGCATACGCTTCTTTACTGGGGAAAGGTTAGACAATCTTAGAGGTCTAAAGTTTCACTTAGCCGTAATAGACGAGGCTTCATTTATACCTAACCTTGAAGATGGGTGGCTTAACTCAATAAGACCTACCTTAACTGACTACAAGGGTAAGGCTATATTCCTAAGCACCCCTAAAGGTAAAAACTACTTCTTTAGTTTGTTTAGCAAAGCAGAACCGGATTGGCAAAGCTTTAAGTTTACGACATACGATAACCCCTACATAGACCCAAATGAAATAGACGATGCCCGTAAGCAACTACCAGACGTTGTGTTTGAGCAGGAGTATATGGCAAACCCTGCTGAGAACGCAGCAAACCCTTTCGGTAGTCAATACATTCGCAAGTGCATACACCCAGTAACAACAATGCCTGTCGTAGCTTATGGGATTGACTTAGCTAAGTCAGTCGATTGGACAGTTATCGTAGGTTTAGACGAAGACGGGAATGTGGCTTATTTTGACCGCTTTCAAATGGATTGGCATAATACCAAGCAAACTATACTTAGGCTGCCTAAATGCCCTATCCTTGTCGATTCTACGGGGGTTGGCGACCCTATCCTCGAGGACTTACAAAGAGAAGGGGTAATGATACAAGGCTTAAAGTTCACAAGTTCAAGTAAGCAACAACTAATGGAAGGATTACAGGCTGCCATACATCAAGGTAAGATTGGCTACCCTGAAGGGATAATCAGCCAGGAGTTAGAAGTATTTGAGTATCAGTATACGGCAACGGGGGTTAAGTACTCAGCACCTTCAGGCTTCCACGATGATGCAGTTATGGCTTTGGCTTTGGCTTGGCAGAACTTCAGCCTTAAACGTGGCACGGGCAGGTACGCCTTCCTATAATTGCAACAAGGTTACAAAAATAAATTTCGTGGATTGTGTAAAACTTGTATATTTGGTTATTATTTAATCAAAACACAAATACAATGAAAAAAGAAACCGCACAACTTTTAGCCGTATTTTTAGTAGCTTGTTACCTTATTGGGCAACTTCAAGACATCTACTCAAAATGATTTATGCTATCTGCCTTCTGCTAATTGCAACAGGTTTTGTAATGGCAGCATTATTTGACTACACAATTAAACACAATGACACAAAGCACAAAAGAATATATAGACAAATATTACGCAAGTGAGCCGATTAGTATAATGATGTCTAACATAGATGCGACTTACTTAGAGATACTTACTTACTGCAACGAGAAGGGTTATGAACCTTCTAAGCGTAGATTAAGGAAAACAGAACATAAGTCAGAAATCGGCTTTTTTGACATAGATAATTACAAACCCGAAACAATATAAAATGGAACTTCAACAAATCTTTGAAACAACAAAAGAACAAAGGGTGGAGTTTACCCACCAATTAATTGAACGTTTAAACGCAGGGGAACTTGACCCGTTAAAAACGCACCTCCAGGTTAAAGCCTTAGAGGATATGCTTGAAACCCTAAAGGCAAACAAGGACTACAAAGATGCCGTATTACAAGCAGCCGTATTAAACGGCAAGGACTTTGAGTATATGAGCGCAAAGTTTAACATTAGAGAAGTAGGCGTTAAGTATGACTTTAGCAAATGTGAAAGTCCTGCATACGAGGAGATATTGAACGAGTACAATAGTGCAGCTAAAGCCAAAAAGGATATGGAAGAGTTCCTTAAAAAAGTTCCGCATCAAGGTCTTGATATTATTAACGGAGTTACTGGCGAGGTTACAAAAGTTTACCCACCCGCTAAGAGTAGCACAACAAGTGTAGCCGTATCATTAAAGTAATAAAAATATTGTACTTCTTTGCAATTTGCTTACCTTTGGCAGCGTTATGCTACATAGGTGGGCATCTTGCTTATGAGATAATGTTAAAACTAAGAAAATGACACCTAAACAAAAGGCATGGGATTTAAATCAAAAGTTTATTGAATTGCAGCATTACATTGAAAATGATGCATGGAATAATTCTAAACAATGCGCCTTAATAGCAGTAGACGAAATAATTGCTTCTAACCCGATTGCTTTTGACGAAGATGATAACTGCATAGCAAAAGATTGGTGGCAAGAAGTTAAAAAAGAAATAGAAAAATTATGACTTGGAACGAATTAACAGTTTGGCAATACCAACAAATTTACCCAATAGTTACAAAGCCTGAGAAGGATTGGACTACCTTAGACGTTGAAAGTAAGTTAGTAGGTATTTTGCATAACCTTACAGATACCCAGGTTGATAGCCTAAGCGTAGGGGAGTTTAACAAATTAAAGGTAACCTTAAACTTTTTAGATGATAAGATAGAAGGTAAGCCGGTTAAGTATACTGAAGTAAACGGCAAACGTTACAAGTTTATCTATGATGTGCAGCAGATCAAAGCAGCCAGATACATCGAGACAAAAGTATTTAGCACGGACTTAGTTGGTAACCTACACAAGTTAGCAGCCTCAATGGTTATGCCTCAGCGCAAAACTTGGTACGGCAAATGGGTCGATGATACCTACGATGCTGCAAATCATAGCCAATATGCCGAGGACTTACAAGGGGCAAATTTTATGCACGTTTACCAATCCATTGTTTTTTTTTATCAAGTATACAGAAATTGGATAGAATTTTCTCAGGCTTATTTGGTCAAGGAAATGACGAACAAGGGAATGAGTTTGGAACAAGCGAAAGAGGTGGTTCTAATTTTATGCAGCACTTTGGATGGCAGTATTGCGCCAAATCTGTTGCCGACCACGAAAATATCACAGTTGACCAAAGCTATGAGCTAACAACCATACAATTCTTAAATACCCTATCCTATCTAAAGGCTAAAGCCGATTACGATAAAGAGCAACATAGGAAACTTAAGTAGCCCTGCCATTTTTGGTGGGGTTAGTTATTTTTAGACCTTCCTTATATTTATTAGCGTGAGTATATCGAAAGCACAAATACAAGCGTTAAGGGATAGCTTTATACAAAGCTTAGGCGGTAGCTTTGATAAGTACAAGCCAGGAGAACTTCCCGTTTTAGAAGATACTTTAGCTTTATATGGTAAAGCCTTTAACGATAAGATTACCGAAATACTTGACAAGGAAAATATTACGAGTTCTGGAAGATTGGCAGAACCGGCTTTGCCTATCATTACAAAGTTTGGCACGGGTTACATTTTAAGCCTCGGTTATGAACCAGGAAGCGAAGCATCTAAATACTATGACTTTGTAAAT